TTACTGAGTTGGTCAAGACTGTCAGGAAAGCAGTAGATACGGAAGATTGCTTTAATTTACGTAATGATAATATTCAGGCACATCAAATGACTACTCCTGGTGCAGAAGCTTTTAATTTTGAACGAAGTGCTGCTAAATTAGAAGCTTTTATGAAGTGGTTACAGGAACAAGTAAATAAAGGGATTCTTGAAGTAGGTGTTTATCAGCAAATTGGTAGAGGGGTACATGAATATTGGACAAATTTATATATAGAGGATTCTTATAAAAGAGGAATTATGAGAGCCAGAAGTGAATTGAAGAAGGCAGGACTTAACATACCATCCATAGAAGATTCTGGAGGTATTAATGTTGTAATAGGTTTACCAATGCATGTGGATAGGGTGGGATTATTATTTACAAGAGTATTTAATGATTTAAAAGGAGTCACCACAGCGATGGATACAACTATAAGTAGGATTTTAGCACAAGGATTAGCTGATGGTGATGGTCCTGCCTTTCTTGCTCGAAAGCTTGTTGCTGCTATTAATGGTACAGGAATGGGGGATTTGGCAGTAAAAGATGCATTAGGTAGAACTATTCCGGCAATGGATAGGGCAGTATTGTTAGCACGAACAGAAATTATAAGAGCACATCATGTTGCAACTATTCAAGAATATCGAAATTGGGGATTGGAAGGGATAATAGTAAAAGGAGAATGGAATACAGCAGGTGATGATAGAGTTTGTGCTAGATGTTCTGCTTTGGAGGGTAAGATATTTACTTTAGATGAGATTGAGCCTATGATACCTCTTCATCCAGGATGTAGGTGTATAGCGTTGCCTTGGATTGCAGAAGTTGAAGAAATAATGAAAGGAGTTTGGAATTAATGGGGCAGGATGTAACATATTCATCATTTCCAACATTAACACCTACAAAGACTGATATTGCGGTAGGAGCAATAACTACAGCAGACAAAGTAGTTTGTCGCAGATGTATTAAAAGACTTGGTTTAGTTTGGAATGATATGAAGTATATTACAGCTGCTAGATCAAAGCTTTATATTTATAATTGTTCATTATGTGGTTGGAAATTAACAAAAAGAAGAGCAAAGAGTATTTGGTACTAATATAAATAAGGAGGATAAATTATGACACACACAATGATCACTTTTGCCACGGTAAAAGGATATACAGTAAAGGAGGTCACTCATTTAGGAAAGAAACATTTGGTAGTTCCTATTGTAATGATGGTCGAAGGTGTACATAGTGGTAGCCATGGACCTTTATTACATACTATTGCAGAACTTGGTAAATTTGCTGGTAGTTGGAATGGGATTCCAATAGTTATAGATCATCCAAAGATAAATGGGGAAAGTGTATCAGCTAATACTCCTGAGATTATAGAGCAGAAAGTAGGTACTGTTTATAATACAAAAGTAAAAGGGAAAAAACTTACAGCAGAAGGTTGGTTGGATGAGGATATGTTGAGACAGACTTCTTCAGATGTGTTAGCAGCAGTTAAAGCATCAGAACAGATTGAAGTAAGTGTAGGTGTTTTTTCTGATGAAAAAGATGAAGAAGGAGAATTTGATGGAGAAGAGTATGATGCAATAGCTATAAATCATAGACCGGATCATCTGGCCCTCTTGCCCGGCGGGACTGGTGCTTGTTCTATTGAAGATGGTTGTGGCATTCGTTCAAATAGTAATAATAATAATAAGAAAGGAGTAAAACATGACATGGTAAGAACAGACAAGTTAGTCAAAACTTTTCAATCCGTGAAAGAACAAGGATACGCTTTGTTAGACTTGGTGGATAATACCAATGAAGGATTGATGGAACGACTTGAAGCTGTCCGTCGCAAGATAGATAGTTTGGATACAAACGACACCTATCATTTTGTACATGAAGTATATGATGAGTATGTCGTTTATGAATCCAGGTTACGAGTCGGAGAATCTAAAATCTATAAACAGAATTACTCGTTCAACAGCGGGATTGTTGATCTTACAGGTGATCCTGTTCAAGTCCACAAAAAAGTGGAATATGTAGTAAATAATAGTAATGTTAAGTTCATAAGAACAAAACCAATTAAAAACAAGGAGGATAAAATGGCAGAAAAAAATGAATGCCCTAAGTGCCTTGAAAAAATCAATGCTTTGATTGCCAATAAGGATTCAAAGTTTGAAGAGGCAGATAGAGAGCAATTGTTGACTTTTGACGAAGCTACTCTTGACAAACTTGCACCCACAGTGGTTGAGATTGAAAAGAAAGTTGAGAAAGAAGTTGAAGTGAATAAATTAAGTCCTGAAGATAAGGCTGCTCTTGCCTATGGTAAGAAGCAAATGAAAGCTAGAAGGGACTTGATGACCAAGAGCATCCAGGATAATGCTTCAAAAGAAACATGGCCTGATGCAGTTCTTAACTCTATGGATGAGGATACACTTGAAAGAGTTTATATTTCTACCAAAAAAGAGGATGAAACAGATTTTTCTTTGCAGGGTAATGGTAATGGTGAAGACAATCTTCAGGTTAATGAAGATGAGGTTAAGCCAATGATACTTGGAAGAGAAGATTTTAAAGAAAAGAAAGAGGAGGATAAATAATGGCAGCTATTAATGTAAAGAACACCGTTAAAATTACAAATTTTTCGGATGTAAATGCGGAGTATGAAGCATTGGAAGCTATCATACCTGGCATGTTGTTACAGCAAGTTTCGGGATTAGAGACTATTGAGATACATGATGTTCAAGGAGGTAATGTAATTCCTATGTTTGCTGTTGAAAATGAACTCGAAGGTGAAGGAGTCGATGATGACTTTGCAGCTGGGGATAAGATTCAGGTATGGATACCTGGTCGTGGTGATATTGTAAATGCTTTATTAAGAGATGAGGAAACTATTACTATTGGTGAATTTCTAATGTCTGATGGTGAAGGTAGGTTAATGTCTCTTGCTATTACTGCTGGAGAATCTGGGGAAGCTGAAGCTATTCGTCCTATTGTAGGGGTGGCTGTTGAAAATGTGGATTTATCCACACTTCCAGAAGGTTCTGAATCCAGTGCTGGAGGAACATACCATAATCCTAGAATAATGGTAAGAATTATATAATCTAAAAAAAAGGAGGAAAAAGAAAATGGTAGATTTAATAGGATTAAATGGTGGCCAGGGTCCAGTTGCTAATGTATTAGCAAATGGTTCTAAACTCGACATAGGGGCAATGCAGCCTTTTGTTGATATGAAAACTGGCAAATCATATATTTCGATTTATAAAGGTGGTGACCCTAATTTGGGAACAAGCTACAAAGCAACACCTATACAAACCAATGCTACTCTGCGAAGAGATGAATGGAAAGCGTTGGATGAAGCACTTCAGATGGTCAAACGTGAAAGACTTGGTGGAGTAGAGGACTTGATTTCAAAAGGTCTGACATACAATCTTGGAAATGCTATGGGATCAACTATTCTCGAATGGCATGACGTGAGTGAGGCTATGGAGGCTGAACTTACAATGGATGCATTGTCACGTGGTAAAGGAGATAGGGTGACCTTCCAGCATAATTATTTACCAATTCCTATTATTCATGTTGATTATGAAATCAACGCAAGAGTATTAGCTGCATCACGGAACATGGGGAATCCTTTGGATACCACTTCTGCTGAAAGAGCTGCTAGAAGAGTAATGGAGAAATTGGAATCTATGTTATTTACTGATACTACTTATAGTTTCGGTGCTGTAGATAGCAGATCAAGAAATACTATTTATAGTTATATCAATCATCCTGATAGGAATTTAGTTGCTATTGGAACTAACTGGGATGATATTGCTGCTAATGTAGGGGCAACTATTGTTGCTCAAGTTTTATCATTTAAACAAACAAGTATTGATGATCGTCATTACGGTCCATGGCAGTTGTATATTCCTACTAATTATGAGACTATTCTTGATCAGGATTATGATGCAACAACTCCAGGTACTACTATTCGTGAGAGGATTCTCAAGATTGCTGGTATTAGTTCAATTAAGGTAGTTGATACACTTCCTGAGGATAATATAATCTTTGTTCAGATGACCAGTGATGTTGTTCGCTTGGTACGTGGATTAGGATTACAGAATATCCAATGGAAGGAAGAGGGTAATATGGTAACTAAGTATAAAGTGCTTACAATTCAGGTTCCTCAGATTCGTTCAGATATGAACGGTAGGAGTGGAATTGTCCATTGCTCTTAATTAGAATATTTAACTAATCAAGTTATTATTAATTTAATATTATAAACATGAAACGTA